TCACCAATGGACCCGTCGCCCGTGATCGCCCCCGTCGTTGCGACCGATGCCCCGCCGAGAAACACAGAAGTGTTAGCCATTAGCTGACTCCTGTGCCAGTGATGACGACCGACACCGTTCCGCCGCCGCCAATCGCCGTCGAAATGCGCGGTCGGACGAAGTGGTAGTTGGCCATGGGGAGATGAATCGCCTTCTGCACGCCCCCGCTAACGTCCGAGGCGTTCACCGTCGTGATTTCAGACCAGGTGCTCGAAAACGGCGTGTCCTTCACTGGGTCCCAATCCGCCTCTTCGAGTGTGATGACTCCGGAACTCGTGGTCCCGTTACCCGTGATGTAGAACGTCACATAGGGCGACTGTTGCGCGTTGAACGCGACCCCAAACGTCTCGTCCGCGCTCTTCGCGTCCAGTGACAGCAGTCTTGATGGTCCCTGTCCAGGCATTATGGTTCCTTTGCGTAACTCAAAGCCGCTTCTATGAAGCCATCACAATCGATCGCGCCCATAAAGGCATTACATCGTGGACAGAGTAAGCCACGGACTCGCCCAGTTTTGTGGCAGTGATCGACGAACAATCGATAACCGAACGAGCGCCTACAGATAGCGCATGATGAATTTTGACGGCTGAGCATCTCGTCATAATGCTCAGGCGTGATGCCGTAATTCGACATGAGATTCGAGCGACGAGCGCTAGGATCTTTTCGTCTCGCCTCTGGGTTACCAATTTCTGAAGAGTATTTCTGAGCGCACTCTCTGCACTGAGGATTGCGGCCGTCTGTGCTGCTACGTGACACTCCAAAATGCAATCCCGGCAAATCGCGCTTACAGTTCCAACACCACTTTGATTCAGGAATAGGAACGTGAGTTCGCGCGCGAAGACGGTCATAGCGCTTCCTCTGGACTTGCGTGCAACACAACTTGCATCGAGACGTGAGTGCATAAAACTCCGCCCGATCCTTCGTCGCCTTGCACACGCTGCAACGCTTTAAGGGGCTTAACATGATACATATTATACCCCCGTCACGATGTTGAAGCCGTAGCGCCGATCTCCGCCCAACGCCGGCGCGGCATCTGACGGGGTGTCTTTGATGACGTAGTTCTGGCGCTTGATGAGGGCCAAGGTCTCTTTCGCGAGTTGCGCGATCACGGGAGGCACTTGCCGTCCCCATGCGCTTGACGCCCTCACGGCCAAGTTGTATTGCAGCGCTTCCGCATATCCTGGAGTATCTGGGAAGGTGTAATCCCGCGTCAGGCTCGTAAACCCGGCAAACTGCGACTTCGTGTAGAGCACCAATTGACTCGCCGAGGTATTCGGCATCGGCCAGAGGTAGATCGTGCCCCAGGGTTGGGTCGGAGAGTAAAAGAGCTGCGTAAACTGCGTGTTAGCCTGACCCTTCACCCGGATCGACTCGTAGGCGTCCTGCGTCAAGAGCGCAATCGGGATCTCGATAAGTGAGGCCAAGTCCTGAAAGCTCTGCACCGTGAGCGTGCCCGTCGCGGGGCTCACCGGAGTGTCAAGGATGGTGTAAGTAAACGTGTCAGCCGTGGGCACGGAGGTCACGACCTGAGACCCACAGTAGGCTGGATCGCACGTCTGGCCGTAGACATAGACCTGCTGATTGAGGGCGAAGCCGTGCGCGGTCGAAGTGGCGGTCACGACCTGCCCCACGCGCACGAGACTCGTCACCGTCTGAAAGGCGTTCAGGCCATTCAGGAGCAATGACGCGGCGTCAATGGAGGTCTGGGCTTGAGGCCGTGCGCCGTTGAACTCCGCACCAGGTCCGATGAAATACGTCTGCTTGTTCGCCTGAAGATTGAAAATCTGATGGTCGAGAAAGAGTTGCGTGAGCGACTGGATATTCCAGCCACTCACCATCCGATTCAGACGTTTCAGCGCATCCTGAGCGAAGGCTCCTGGGATCGGCTGACCCAGCGCATACGCGCCAATGTCCGTCGCCGCGGCCGTAATGATGTCGTTGGCGCTGGACACATTTACACCGCACAAATGGCGTTCTTATGGGTATAATCCACAAGATGCCACACACGCCTGAAAGCCGAAAACGAAGTCCAGAAACCAGAGAGAAGCTTCGTCTTTTGAGATTGGCTCACAATCCATTCAAGGGGCGAAAGCATTCTGATGAAACCAAGGCCAAAATGCGTGAAGCTGCCGCGCGTCGAACGCCGCGATGGAAGTTGCCTTCGTGGACAGGAGGAAGAATTACTGACAAGAACGGATACATTCAGATTTACCGTCCAGACCACCCGTGCGCGGTGAGCGGATATATCCTTGAACACCGATTGATAATGGCCGAAACCCTCGGGCGGCCATTGACCGATGCCGAGGAAGTCCACCATAAAAACGAGATTCGGAACGACAATCGCCCAGAGAACCTTGATGTGATGACAAAGAGCGAACATTCGCGCCTGCATCGCCTTAAGCGTCCCAACCTTCCGCAATTGAGACGATTACATCACGTTCCCGTCACCGTCCAGGCCACGTTCTCAGTGCCCGTAGAGGCCGTCCCCGCCACGACCCAGCCATAGACATCGAAGCTGCCGCCCGAGATGTTGTTGTAGGTCACAAACGCCGTGCCCGAGGCCAGTGACGTGCTGCGGTTGAGCGCCAACCCGATGCCCGTGATGGTCGTGAGTCCCGTGGCAATCGTCGTCGGATTCGACCCGTCGAGCGCCGTGACGCCGCTGGCGAACTTCACCCCGTTGACCGCAGAGACCGTCAGGGCTCCCGTATTATCCAGTGTGGCATCGCCAGAGACCGCCACCGAAGCCGCGACGTTCGAGCCATTGCCGACAAGGATATGCGCCGAGGCCAGCGCGCCGCCAGCCGTTGTCGAATAGAGTTCCGAGAAGTTCGCGTTGACGTCGCTGATGTTCTGACGGGTGAAGGCCCCGCCGCCTGAAATCGTCTTCTTGGCCATGTCTCGCTCCTGCGTCTCTGACGCGGCCGTGCCGGAGTGGCACGGACGATACTACCCGACCGTTTCGACCTTCGGCTTCGCGGGCCGGCCGCGCTTCTTGATCGGCGTGCGCGGCACTTCTGGCAGATGTGTCGCCCCATGCGCCTCTTCGGCTTGACGGACTTCGTTCACGGCCTTCTCGGAATGCCGTCCGTGCTGAATGGCATACTCCCGTTCGGCCGCTAAAATCCCATCCCGAGTCTGCTCACGCTCAATCGCCGCAATGGCGTCTTCCTGCTTCGCGTGAAACCCCCGAGACTCCATCCGGCGCTGTTCGTCTTCGTCACCGACCGAGAACGTCTCATCGACGATGATGCCCTTACCCTGGACGCGGGCAAATTTGTAGAGCATCTTTGGGAACTCCCGGTAGACGTAGGGTCGTCCGGGAGCCCCAAAGACCGTGTGCGTGGCCTCATGCCGACGCATTTCCTTCGCGTAGTTGCTTTCCTGGCCATATTCGACAGGCATGAGGCTCCTTTAGAGTTACGTGATGGTCACGCCGGTCGAGCTGACGACATTATAGATGCCGTTCTCGACCTTGAGCGTGATGGTGGCACCCTTGAACGCCGCGAACGTCGCGGTGGTGTGCGGCGACCCGCTCACCGCATCGCCCAAGAGCGTGGTGGCCGTGATGACGTGCGCCGCCGCCGTGAGCGACGTGAACACCAGCACCAACCCGTCCTGTGCCGTGCTCGGCGCGACGAGGGTAATCGCCGCCGCCGTCGCCTTGGTAATCGCGAAGTCCTGCGGCTGATTGCCGTAAGCCGCGATCTGCGCCGCCGTGAACGTCAGATCCTGCCCGATCGTCGTCTGTGATGGGACGTAGGGCGGGAGCGAGACGCTGTTCCCCGGTGCCGGATCGGCGAAGTCCGAGGCCGAGGCCGAGACTTCGACGTTCGCCAACGTGTCATGCGCCGCCGCCGCCGTGCCGTCATAGCCGCGCTGCAGGATCTTGATGACCCCTGCGACGGGCTGCAGATTGGCCAGGAACTTTTCCTTATCAACCCGCACGACATAGGGCGGCGAGGCCGGCGACGGCTGTCCCGCAGTCGGGAATCCCGTTCCAGACGCTACGGTCATGGTGTGGTCGGTCGCCGTGATCGCGGCGCTGAGGGTCGTCTTCGTGATGGCCATCGGTTAGCTCCACGCCCGGAGGGCAAAATAGGGCAGGACCGGAGCCGCGCCCACCAAGCAATCCATGCGCCGAGGCATCTGATCCGTCTGGATCTGATACTGATCGACGTAGCGAATGCTCATCTTGTCAGTCTTCGCGCCGGGGGTCCGACCCGCCACCGCGCCCGCCAGATTCACTGGCAGGTCGGCCGAGACGAACGCGAACGCCGCCGGATTGGCGATCATGTTCTGCTTGCTCTTGGTCGCCGTCATGGTTGCCGCGACGGTGCCCGTGGCCCCGAGGAACGAAATGGCCGCACCATTGTCCGGGAGCACATTCACCGTCTGGAGCTGCGACCCCGTGTCAGCGTTCAGCGCCGGGCTGAACGTCAACGTCGCTGTGCTCGAGCCCGAGACCGGAGCCGTCAACACGAAGTCCTGCAGAATCGCGGTGTCTTCGTAGCTGATCGGGTTGACGCCGAACACACCCGCAATGTTGAACACCGTGCCTTCGGGGAAGCTGTAGGTGCCCATGCCCGAGATCGCCAGTGTGGACCCTGACTGGCTCGCGCCAGCTACAACCGGCGTGCTCGTGGTGAACGATCCGGTGGTGAACGCCGGCATGTTCGAGTCCCACGCCCACTCTTCGACCCCGAACGCCCCCATGCCAAACAGGCCCTTCTTGAAGTAGGCGCTGATGTTGCCCTGGGGATTGAATTGCGTCAGGTTGTTCGAGACGAGCGCGGACTGCTGCATCGGGTCGATGACCCCGAGAAGCGTTTCCGGCACACCGAACGCGCGGAGCTTCGCGATGCCGTCATTCCAGACCGCGTTGTCGGTGATCCGAGTGCCTGGCGTGCCGATCGAGAAGTAAACCGACTTGAAGACCTGCGAGATGAAGAAGCGGTCGCACTCGCTCGACAGGGATTCACCCGCCTGCTTCGTATACCGCATCTGCACGTCTTCGACATCGACCGAATCATCCGCGCTCGACCAGCCCATCGCGACCTGCAACTGGTCGGTCAGGGAAATCGGCACGGTCTGATTGAGAATCGGCTGCTGCTGGAGCGCCTGTCCGCGCTTGACACGGAACCGCTGCGGGATGCGCTGTTGGACGGTATATCCGATCTGGGCACCATCAGGCTTGTCGCGCCATTCCGATCCATAGGTCGGATCGGTCAGGTTCAGGGCTTTCTTGTTGTTGTCCCAGAACATGGCCACATCCGTGGAGACCCAGTTCGGGGTAATGAACGTATTGGACATCGGACCTACCTAGACCCTCGGACGGCCCTTAGCGTTTCGGAGCGAAATGCTGACGATGTTCAGCAATCGATCGGATGCGCTCAGGCGGCGCGTCGTCGGTCTTGATAGCTCCTGTCCGCACCGAATTAGGCGGCCGAGGCGCTGAGGTAAACGGACGAGCGGGAGCGGCTGATTCGGTCGGGGCAGCCTGCACTCGCGGGAGTAACCGGCGTTGCAGAATCGCAACGGCTTGGGGCGTAACAGGCGTTTGCCACGTCTCCAAGAGCATCTGATCGAACTCTGACGGATGCTGCGCCAGATAATACCCAATTGCGGGGCCGTTGTCATCTGTGGTCAAGAGATGCCACAGGAGGGGCGTGCAGGTGTCCTGCTGCGCCTTGGCCATCACATCGTCATAGTCTGGTGTCTTCGCTCGGAATGACTCGACGCGCTCCGTTAACGCCTGCGTCTGTGCGGCGGCGGCTGACGCGGACTTGGCCTGCGTTTCCGCATGGTTCCGCTTGGCCTCATTCCATTCCCAGAGGGCTGTCGGGAGTTCGGCATAGGGATCGCCAACACCCTTCGCCATCAGTGAATCAATCGTCGGCTTGGGCGTCGAGAACTCGGCCGCTGAAGTTGTCGGTTTCGGCGTTACTGCGGGCACAGGACGAGATTCAACCGGTGCGGGAGCGACCTTGCCCTTCCACTCATCCCGCTCGCGCTCAGCTTCACGCAGGCGCTTCGTCAGCTCAGCAATCCGAGGCACATCGGTCGGCGCGGCTTTCTGCGACTGTGCCCGGTGACGCGGCTTGTCCGAAAACTGCCCGCTTTTCGGGTCCCGCGCTCGCACAACCGTAGGAGGGGTCACTAATGGCTCTTCGCGCTCGGCCTCTTTGACCACTTGCGGGTCAAACTGCGCCGCGTGGTCCGCAATCGAGACGGCAGGCGGCGGCGTTGTGGTTTCGGTCGTCTCAGTCGTCGGGGTCAGTTCGTTCATACAGTCGGTTCCTGCGTGCTATCCATGGCCGATTGGGTCGCCGCCGCATCCTGCGCCTGCGTAGCCTGTTGCGCTTCATGGGCATGGTCAATCGCCTGCACGGTCAAATCATGCCGCTGCGTTGACGCGCGTTCGAGCTGATCCTGAGCCGATCCGTGCAAGGTCATGAGCGCATCATGGGCGTGCTCTTTCTCGGCCAGCCGCTCTTCCTTGGCATACCCAGCAATCTTCGACAGGACTTCAATCTGCGCCCTGGCGTCGGCGATCATCTGGTCGGACTTGGCCTGAATTTCCGCCACGGCGACCTTGGTCTGCGCCTGCACCATCTGCGCAAAGTGATCTTCAGCGGCTTTGATCTGCGCGGCCTGGATCGTCGCCTGGTTCTTATCGGCCAAGGGCTTCAGCTCATTGACCTGCTGCGTGAGCATGGCAATCTGCTGCTGCGCTTCAGGCGGAATCTGGCCCTTGCCATTGATGAGCGCCTGCACCGGAGGCGCGAGCATCGCCTTGGCGCGTTCCGCGGCCTGCTGATGGCCCGGCCCATCGAGGTTCTCGAACATGATGTCGCCGTAGACGTTCATCAGTTCGGGATTCTCGGAGATCAGATCCGCAAAGAATGAGGCTTCCTGCTCTCGACGGGTGTCGTAACTCTTCGTGACCTTCACGACCACGTTCAGATTGACGTCAGGCGTCAGTGTGTAGGTCTTCGGCTGCTGTCCTTGATGCTGCTGGGGATTGAACGCTTGGGCGCGGCCGTCTACCGATACCATAGGCTGACCAATGAGCACCTGATCGTCCTCGTCTGTCCCATTGACAATCCGTGCGAGGCGTCCGGGCCGTGTGCCATAAATGGGGTAGAGCAGCGAATTGACGATTTTCCCGTCGTAACTGATCGACCGCCGCCAGTTGTCAATGTAATGGCTGTTGCCCTTCTGGGCCTGATCCACAAGACCCTGAATGGCCTTCCCGCTCTTCAGATGTGGGTCGATGTTGCCGAGACTCGGGTCAGGCGTGGCCGTCGTGTCCTTGATGGCCTGCCCGAAGATCTGCAAGCCCATCGCGACCTTATCGACTTCCGACGACCGAGGCACGGATGTGGGCGGCCCGACAAGGTTGCCTTCTAA